TTAATTTATTTATAGGTAGATTGTAACAGTCTGTTAAAACTTTCCAATTATTTGAAGGGTCTACGTGTCCCTCTTTTAAAAAGACAGCCCTTCTAAAGTATTCTTTTTTATTTAAATATCCTAATATCCAACCCTCCTTCATATTATTTAATATTCTGGTAAATACATATATATTACATTTTTGTTTGGTATTCAAAGCAGCTATAGAACATTCGTAGTTATTTCTTGGGGGAGTATTAACTCTTTTTGTTTTTACATCTATTTTTAAATCATTATGTATTATATCATAGTCATATGTATTACATAATTTAGATTTTAAAAAATTAGAAACTAATATTTCTCCTAAAAATCCGTGAACATTCCCCTGCCCTTTTGTTATTGAATTATTTAATTTACCCATTTTATCAGATAGATGTTTTGCTTTTTCTATATCGGCAGAAAGTATACTAATGTGTTTCATTTAAATCAGCCTCTGATTTTTTTAAAGTTATTAAGTTACCAAGTTCAGGGCGTAACTTTCTTATTAGTCTAGTATAATATGCTGTATAAGTATTGTTTAATTTAAAATCTTGAGCATCTGTTTTTAAACTATAGTCCCAACGAAGAACCTCAAACATTTGTTTCATGCTTAATTTTTTTCTTCCAAAATATACAGCGTGTTCACAGAGTTTAATTAACTCAGATAAAACGTGCTCGTTGTTTTTATGGAATATTTTAAACTTTTCTTTATTACTCATTTTAGTGTGTTTCACTCCAGTTATCTCCTATATGATATTCACCATCTAAAGGGCATTTCATATCGAATGAAAGACCCGCATTTTTTATAGCTAATACACCAAGCTCACCTACTTTCTTGGAATCTTTTTCGGCTACTTCCATCTGCCATTCATCATGTATGTTAGCAACAAAGTGTGCATCAAGTCCCTGTTCTGTTATGTATTGATTCAAAAGTTCTAATGCTTTCTTCATTACTATACTACCGCCCCCTTGCAACAAAGCATTAAGGGCAGAGTGCGCTGACCGTATGTATATCTTTCTACCATCTAATCCTTTGATGTATCCCTTTGACGCTGCTCTTGTAACCCTATTTTTAAGAGTTCTAAGTGATGGGAGATTATCAAGGAAGCGTTGTTTAAGTCGCTGACCATCTTGTTTGCCTCCTCCAACCACACTTCCAAGCTTTTCATTTCCCGCTCCGTATATAAAGGCATAGATGAAAGTTTTAGCCTGATTTCTAGATTTAAGTCCTGCAATTTTTTGATTAGCGGTGTGTATATCCCCGTGTAAAATTTCATTAGTAAACTCCTTGTCATTCATATAGTGTGCAAGCATCCTAAGTTCTAGTCCTGAAGCATCAATACCTACTAAATTATAATCTTTAGGTACTGTCCAACAAGCTCTACAATCTTTCCCATAAGGAGAGTTAGAACTAGGAACTTGAGCAAGATTAGGTTCTCTGTGGGTCATTCGCCCTGTGATTGTACCATTTGGATTAACGTAACCATGTACTCTACCATCATCATCTGCATTATCCAACCAAGATTTTATTTGGGCAATCCGCTTCTGGTACATTAAATAATCGGCTATAAGTTTAGCTTGAGGTATATCCTCTATTTTTTTAAGAGTTCCTTCATCTACTATAGGCTGTCCGGTAGGGGTAAACTTCTTGGGTTTCCACCCAAACTTTTGTAAGTACTCACCTATTTGTTTACGTGATCCAAGATTAAATTCTGTCCGGCTTATACGATGTATCTCGTCCTGTTGATTTAAGAGATCGTATTCATCTGAGTTTAATCTGTACTTAGTTCCATCAGCAGCCACAGCCATCTTGGACAGCTTACCCGCAGAAGTTTTAGTAGGATATAAAATAAGGGTATGTTCCTCCGGTTTGAATTCCTTGTGGACTTCTTTAACCGTTGCATCCAACTTATCTTTTAATGTTGCTAATAGAAGACTAGCAAACTTAACATCTAACAAGAACCCTTTGTCTCTCTGCTTATTAAGTATACTGGCAATATTTTGTTCTAAGTTAATTGAATCTCTGGAGAACCCATTCTTTTCTTTACTTAGAACATCATATACTTTCTTGTTCAGGAGTACATCTCTCTCGCAATATGTCACCATCTCCTGTGAAAAGTTATTATAATCTGTGAACTCTATCTTAGGAAACTCTAATCTAAATCCCCAAGACTCAAGACCATGATTGCCTTCTCTTACTGGATTAAATAAACGTGAAAGAACTAAAGTATCTACTAGCTTTTTATTGGATAAGTCTACGCCTGTAAGCTTACGAATTACAGGTATATCAAAACCAATTATGTTATGGCCTATTAGTTTCTCTGCGTCCTGCAATTTCCTAATGCCTTCCTGTAGTGTATCTCCATAATAAGAATTAAGTTCTTCTGTTTTGGAATCACAGGTGCTAAGACACCAAATCTTAGTGGCATCTAAGTCATCAGTTTCTATATCGAATACTAAAGAACTCATAGTTCTTCTCCATCGTCTTCAAAGTCTGCGGCATCTAATTCTTTTAACCTACCAGTATCCTGATCGTAAAGCAAATGAGTAGCCATACCAACGTCACCAGTATATCTAGATTTTAAAATTCTCATGTGAGTTGTTTGAGAATCTATAGGGTCTTCTGCTTGTTGGTTACGTTCTAAAGCTATAACACAGTCTGATAATTGAGCTATAGATTGAGAACCTCTAAGATGATTAAGTCCAACAGTGACTCCATTTTCATGTCCTCTGTTGCCCTCTACTCTTCTTAAATGGGAAACCAGTATCATACCTGCTCCAGTTTCCTCAACTATAGAACGTAGCTTAGTCATAATACTATCAATAGTTCTGCGTTCATCACCTTCAGTTGTGGCAGACACAAGCATATGTAGATGGTCTACTATCACCCACTTACAATCACAACCTATTATCATAAACCTAATCTTACTAAAGATTTCATCTATATCATTTGATCCAAAGTGTGCGTGAATCCACACCCTGCCGTTGTCATATATCTTACTATAGATTTCATCTAAATAATTTTGGTCGTAACCTTCTCTGATATGATCTATATATAATCTATCGTTAGCTTCAATAGACATAAGACAATCCAAAGTTCTCATATCATGTTCTTCAAGGGCTACGATACCTACATTGTCTTGAGTTTGTGTTATTATCCAATGCTCAAGTTCCCTAGTTATACTAGATTTACCTAGCCCAGTACCTCCAGTTAAAGTAACCAGTTCACCCGATCTTAATCCATAAAGCTTTTGGTTTAAACCTGCCCAAGGATAAGGAACTGATTCCTTTTTCTCTCGATTAAAGTATTTATCTTTTAAATCTTTGGCGTTGACTACTCCACTAGGTGTATAAATTTTAGCGTTCCACCAAGATTGAGTGTATGCGTGAGCATTTCCTTTGCGGAGCATATCATTAGCATCTTTAAACTCTTCTGGAAGATTTAATATCTTTGCTTTTCCCGGAGTTAAAAGTCTTGCTACCTTCTTGGCTGCTTCCTTACCCGCCTTGTCGTTGTCAAAGTTTATAACTACAGTATCAAACTTTTCTAAAAACTCTATAGATTGTTTAACATCTTTGACTGCTCCTCCGGCTCCGTTTTTTATGGATACTACAGGCCACTTAGAACCTAATAATTCATAAGCTGCCATAGCATCGCACTCACCTTCTACTAAGGTTACAAACTTACCGCCTGACTTACATAACTGCTCGCCAAACAACCCACTGCCTTGACCAGTTCCGCGCCAAGTGAATAGTTTATTTTGCTCTCTAACTTTATAACCTACGATTTCATTAGCAATATAATAAGGATAAAGGTGTTTAATAATATTACCTTTATGATCTTTTACGGCTTTTACTCCATAAGTTTTTGCCGAGTTTAAAGATATGCCACGATCTGTAAGAGCTATAAATTCTCCTTCAGCATTATTCATAGCGTTATTCCTATATGGTTTTATATCTACGGGGTCTTCACAGAAATTATTTTCTGGAGTAAACCCAGTTCTACAAGACTTTTCATAATTTTTAAAATGTGTCCTGCAACTAAAACAAAACCCTGATCCATCTTTATTAATGGATACAGGGTCGCTTCCCCCACACTCAGGGCAGGGCAAATGATATTTAGCAAAAGCCATATTTATTCCTCTTTAGTTTTTATCTTAGCCGCCTCTGTGCATT